CAACCGTCATGGTCGGTGGGAAGAACGTCGACCTGGCCGCACATGCCATCGAGAATGGCCTGACCGGCGATCAAACCGAGCTGCTCGCTCGCCGACACCAAGACCTGGAAGCCACCCGCGACTCTCGCCCACGAGGTCCTGCGATTCATTCGCGAGCTAGCCAGTCGTCGGTCGACCTCGGAGCAATCCAAGGTGGCCTGATGCTGCGAGCCGGAATGAATCTCGATTCCCAAGCTTTTAACAATCGATTCGTGAAAGCCAAGCTTCCTGGCTGGCTGCAAGCTGGCATCAACGATCCAATCCGCCAACGGACGATGGACGACGCTCACCGATACTCGGAGAGCTCGCTCGTCGATGCTTGCCGCCTCGGTTTGCAGGCTCGCGGGGTGGACGTACCAGTCGGACGCATGGACATGCTCCAAGCCGCTTTCTCCAGTGGTACCGTGGCTGTTCTGTTCGGTGCGACGATCGGAGCAAAGATGCTCGAGTCGTACGCCGAAGTCGAGGACTTCTCGCAAGGCTGGTGCTCCGAAGACGAGAACCCTGACCTCGAAGAACACAACCGCAACCGCATGCAAGCGGCCCCCAGCCTCAAGCTGCACCCAGTCGGTGGATCTGCTGTCCACGGATCGCGTCGAGTTCTGACCGAAAAGACGCAAGTCAACCGATTCAGCGAACAGCTCAAGGTGGACGAAGCCGACTTGATGGGCGACAACTTCAGCAAGATCAAAGATTCGCCTAAGGACTTTGGCCAGGCTGCTGGTCGACTGCGTCCTGACATTGTCGCCGCCATCATTTTGAGTAACCCAACGCTGCTCCAGACCGGTCGCGCTGCCTTCAACAGCACTGACGGAAACGCAGCGACGGGCAAAGCTCTCGCACGAGCCACACTCAGCGAGATGATTGCTTTGCACTCCAAGCGAAAAGACGGAGACGCGAATCTCAATTTGCCGGTCTCGGATTTGCTTGTTCCGCCCGAGCTCGTCGACACTGCTGTCCAACTTTGCTACTCGGCAAACCTAAGCAATGACTCGGGCTCTGGTGACATCAACCCGCTTAAGAAGTACGGCATCCTTCCACGCAGCGAGCCTCGCTTCTCCAACGGCATGGTTCACCCAGTGACCGGTGCTGCTCTGGCCGGATCGGCGACGACCTACTACAGCGTTTCGAAGACCGCTCGTACGATCGAAGTCACCTACCTTCAAGGTGCTGGCCGCGTTCCTGTCGTTCGAACCGAGACTCTGACCGGTGGTGAGTTCGGAATCGTGATCGATGTCCGACACTACGTCGGAGCTGCCTTCCTCGATTGGCGAGGCTTTACCCGCTTCGCAGCCTAGTCGCTGATCGCATGAGTTCATTACGCAGGGTCTAGGCCCTGCGTTAGTTTCAATCTTTCCCCCTCGACCAAAATCCCCATGGCAAAAATCAAACTTCGACAAGCCGTTGTGTTCGACGGCAAGACATACCCAGCAGGGCATGTCTTTAACACCAACGAATCACCGATCAGTGCCGAGTGCCTCATCCAGCGAGAATGGGGTGACGAAGTGTCCGAGGACACCGAATCGTCTGTGGATCCTGTGCCTGAGGCTCCTGTTGAACCTGAGCCTCAAGTTGACAAGCAAGAGGATCAACCAGCGGAGGAATCCCCACCAGCGGTAGAACCCCCAGCCCCGAAGATCGTGAGCCCTGCTCCGGTAGTCGAACCGCCCAAGAAGCCTCGCAAAAAGTAACGAGCCCAACCTAACCCTCCGTCATCCATAGCCCCAAAAGAGAACCATGGCAACTTACAAGCAATCCGGCGATTTTCGCCAATTCACCGCCAGTGCTGACACTGTCAACGGAGCCATCGTACAGACCGCTGACGGCCTGGCCGGGATCGTCGAAGGCCTAGCCGGTGTGAAGTCCGGAAAAGTTGGCAACGCTCGCGTCGTTGGAATCGTGACCTGCGACAAGGCATCAGCAACCGTGCTTGCTGCTGGAGCCCGAGTCCAGATCGCCACTGCAACGCAGCTCGTCACCGCAAAGGCGTCGGGCGCTGCTGATTCAGGCAACATCCTGCTAGGTCGCACCGCTGCCGCTGGTGCGGACGGAGCACTGACGGTGGACATCGACCTGAACCGAGCCGCAGTCTAACCAACCACCATGGCCATCAAAGAAGCCGACCTAAAAGAATGGTCCGATCTTGAGGCAAGGCGATCCGCCATGCAGCGAGAACTCACGACCATCAAAGATCGGCAAGGCCAGATCGAAGAACAACTTGAAGCCGAGCTTCGCAAGTCCGGCAAAACGAAAATCACGCGGAGCGGGTTCACCCTCGCTCTGCAACCTGGGAAAGCTTCCGTCAGTTGGGCCAAAGAATTCCTCAAAGCCATGGGCGATGAGGCAGTCCAGAAGCTCAAAGATGCAGCCGCTCAGACGTCGGTCAAAGTGTTCGTGTTGGTTCCACCCAAGCCACCCAAGGCCCAAAAGGAATAGTCCATGGGGATGCTTGAGACTGGGACCGCTCACCTTGCTGACTCGATGACCAAGCACACTGCGGTGGATGTCCTGTACATCAAACGCAAGATCCAGAAACCAATCAAGGCCACGCGGGGATCGACTCCCTTCGAAGCCTCAGACACCGAGGGCATCATCCATCGGACCGTCAGTCGAGACTACTTGATAGCCAAGACCGAATGGCCTTTTGATAGCGACCCAGAGGACGACGACCGAATTGTCGACGATGGCAAGACCTTTATCGTACGATCCGTACCAGGCGACCCAGTCTGGCGGTTCTCGGGTAATGGAGACCACCTTATGCGGATCCACACCAAGCAGCAATGAGCCCGATTCGTCAACTACTCGCCGACGTTGTCGAAGCGCTCGCAGCCGCCGCAGTCGTCGATCCGGAAACCAATTCCGCGATCGATGGCGATACGTTCAAAATCGATTATTTGCCAAGGTTCGAAGTCGCAGACCTGAAAGATCTCCGGATCGTCGTCGCACCGAGGCAAAACACATCGACCAAGATTTCCCGCTCATCCCGGGAGTTTGAATTCGGGGTTCAGATCGCCGTCATCCAGACAGCGGCCAAAGACTCCGAGCGATTCGCACAACTGTTGGACCTGACTCACGAGCTCGACGAAGCACTGGCCAAGGCCACGATCGACGGGGGAGTGTGGTCGAGGTCCGAAGTCAGCCTGTACGACGTCCAGGCACTGGAGCAACACGGTGCTTTTCGCAGCGTGATCACTGTCTACTACCGCACCTAAAAAGGAATCGACATGAGCCGAAAAGGACCACGAGCTGGCATCGAGTGCAAGCTTTACTACCAGACTGCGGTCGCCGCGACGTTCAGTGTCACCACACCCACGCTCGTCACCGAAGTCCAGGACCTGAACATCACCCTGAACAAGACGAAGATCGACATCACCTCGCGAGCCAGCTTGTACAAGGCTGCGATTTCCGGGACCATCGAGGTCGGTCTGAATTTCTCGCTGCTTTACAACGCGGACCCAGACGACACGATTTTCACCGCCATGCGGACCGCGTTCCTAAACAAAACCATTTGGCACTGGGCGATCATGGACAACCTGATCGCGACTCCTGGCCCCGCCGGATCGCAAGGTCTCACGCTGCCTGGCGAGATCATGGAATTCCCCATCGATCAACCGCTCGAGGGGAACATGAAGATCGATGTCGCCGTTGCGTTGTCCCGAGTCAGGGTGGGGACTCCAGCCGTCCTGGTTGATCCAGCCTGGTTGATCGTCGCACCGTCCGCTTAGTCCGTTTGAACCACTGATCGTTTCCACCCGAGCGGAGTCGGCCATGCCACTTCCACGAGTCCGCAAAGGCAACGAAGTCGCGATCGATTTCCTGGACCATGGGGAATCGTCGCAAGGACCCTTGGAATTCACCGTCTACGGCCGTGTGATTTCCCAGGACAAGAACAACATCGTGGTCGCTTCCTGGGTCTACTCGGATCCTGCAAAGCGATTTAAGCACGACGATTACAACGTCACCCAATTTACCATCGTTCGGGGTGCAATCCGAACGATCCGTTTTCTTCGATAACTCCAATCCCAACGAAGGCAACTCGACCATGCCCAGTTTCAAGGATTGCGAATCCCGCTCCTGGGATCTTCGCATCGACGTCGACGTCATTCGTCGCGTCCGCACTGCACACTCGATCGATCTCGCCACCGCACTGGCCTCTCCCGAAACGATCGACCGGCTTACTTCCGACATCGTGTTGACGATCGACGTGATCTATGAGATTTGCCGACCCGTCGCTGAGAAGATCGGAGTCACTGCCGAGCTGTTCGGACGCTCGCTCGCTGGTGATGCTCTCGGCCAGGCTGTTACAGCATTTGAAGAGGCACTGGTGGAATTCCTCCCGGAGTCCAATCGCCGAGCCACAGCTCGGCGAATCCTCGAGGCAGGAAAGGCACTCCAGACCCAGACGGCACTTCGGATCACGAATGCGATGGACAAGGGACTGCTCGAGAAGGGGATCCAGGAGCAACTGTGGAGCCTGGACAATCTGATCGAAAAAGCGATGCAGAGGAACGAGCTGAGTACTGGCCAACGATCCTCCGACTAGCAGCCCGCATCGGGATCGAGCCAGGGCCCTACACACTGCGAGAGCTGATGTGGATGTCCGACGAGATCAACAAAGACCGCTGGGATCGCACAAGCGACCTGATGACCCTGTTAGCCAACATCCACAGTCCGAAGCGAGCTCGCCCCTACAGACGCACTGATTTTCACCCGTACCGCGCCAACAGTCCGCCGCCGAGCATTAGCCGCGCCGAGCTGCACAATTTGCGAGACGGGCTCCCGGTCCACTATGTGACGCTACCAAAAACCGATGCAAATTGACCAACCGACCCTTCGACAATTGATCGCCAACGACCAGCAAGCTGCCGCAGCTCTGGCCGAGGGCCGGTATGGGGACTGCGCAATTCGGTGCTGCGAGATCGCGCCGCGAGTCCCGCGATCGCTGCCGCTGTCCTTCATGGGGATCATCGCTGTCTATCGCGACAATCTGCCGATGGGCGGAGAGGTCATTGCCGCGCTGCAAACGGTCGCTTACGTCAATCCGATCATCGGGCTCATGGTCTCGTTCATGACTCGCGAAGCCGCCGAGGATGCCCGGCCAGACTTTGGCGACCCGAGCATCCGTGCTGCTCTCACGGCACCGCAACCGCATGGACTGGGACTCACCCCAGAGCAAGCTGCTCCGCTGCTAGCCGCTGGCCAGCAGCCCGACACAATTACAGGACGAGACATCGAGCTTTTGACGAGCGAGGAAATCTAAGTAATGCCATCCCTGGTCACGAAAACCACGCCCGACTACACCACGCTGATCTCGCCGAAAATTGTCGCGACGGGAAACATCGAACTCGCATCCACCACGCTCGATTTGCGAAACGTGCCAGGGGCTTGGGTCGTCGGTTTTATGGGCCGTGGAAGCAATGGCACCCCGACCCGCGCCGGATACTTCGCGATCAGACCGACGGACAACAACACAGACATCGTCCCCACGACAATTTTCGACATGGTCGGCCAAGGCCCAACGACGGCCGCTTTGCTTGGGGCACTCACTGCTGATGTGTCCACTTCGCAAAATACAATCGCCATCGCCTCGACTAACTTTGCCATCGGTGACACCGTCTGCATTTTCAACTCCGGCGGAACGCTGATCCAGTGGAACCGCATCGCCTCGGGTGCGACAACCTCCTGGACGATGGAGCGAAACCACCGCGTACTCAATTTGAATGGTAACTCGGTAACCAACCTCGCCGATGTGCGACGAGTGTGGATCCCTGGCGGTGACATTTACGAGTGTCGCTTCGTCAACTACTCGTCGATTCCCTACGTCGTGCAACTTTTTGCCGTCGTCGACGAAGGGGAAACCATTACCTGATGTTGGCTTACTACGGGCCGGAATGGGAAAGTCTGCAAAGCCGGATTCTCAATCGTTGGTGTCCATCGTTTACGGGTGCTACTAGCTTGCATTTGCCGGACGCAAGCGGTCGAAATCCCGGTCTTTTGGTTGGCGATCGAAATACATGCTGGCAATCCATCGACGGGGGGACGGCCCTCGTTTTCAATGGCACATCCGAGTATGCCAACGCAAGAATCCAGCCAATTGACCTAGCAACCGATTCGGTCACGGTTAGCTTTTGGAATAGAAATACTACTGGCACAACAGGCGTTTACGCATCGCTAGCAAGCTCGACAAATGGGACTCCGTTCTTAATTTTCCAGGCGTCTGGAACGGCGATTACTTTGACACACAGGAACAATTCTAGCGGAGATGCACAGGCAATAGGTGGCACATGGCAATCGGCCAATTGGCGACTATTGACCGGCATTTTAACGCCGACCTCGCTGACTCTTTTAATCAATGGTATTCAGGTCGCAACGACCAGCCGGACGGCGGGAGCGACATCGCTTAATCAGGTGACCTTTGCTGCACTAAATCGAGCTGGATCGTTAAGTAATTATGCATCCTCGCAAATCGATGACATCACGCTTTTTCGAGGTGCGTTGAGCATTTTCGACATCAAATTTATTTACGAGCAAGGCCGGGGCGGTGGACTGCTCATGCAACCACCGATACGACGATCTTATTACGCACAATTAGCCGCTGCTTTTTCGATCCTCGCAGAATCTGGTTCTTACGCCCTGACCGGCCAACCGATCCCGCTGCTGTACGGCAGAGTGTTACCAGCAGACACCGGCAGTGTGCTGCTGTCGGGCCAAACGACTCCGCTGCTCGCATCGCGATTGCTCAATGCGGACCAAGGGTCTTACGCCTACACCGGCACCGATGCAGCGACGCTGCTCGGCAGGTTGCTCGACGCCGGAGCTGCGGCCTACACCCTCGACGGCACTGCCGCTGGGTTCCTCGCTAGCCGCCGGATCTCTGCGGACACGGTCGCTTATCAGGCCAGTGGTCTCGATGTCGGATTCCTGCGCAGTCGAGTCCTCGAGGCTGGGCCGGGGCAATACGTCTTGGTCGCAAGTCCCGTCAATCTTCAAACTGGCACACCTGGCACCGGTGGTGCTGCTCCCTACTACTACCTGTTTTTGCTCGGAGGATCTCGATAGATGGCCACTTTCAATAAGTTCAACGCATTCGCCGAAAATGTCGCCGAGGGTGTCCACAACCTCGCATCGAACCAACTGCGGATCGCTCTGACCAACACCGCACCGGTCGCTGCCAACTCGGTTCTAACTGACCTCACCGAGATCACGTACACCAACCTCAGTGCTCGCAATGTCACGACATCATCGAGCGCCCAGACGGGTGGAGTCTACAAGCTCACTTGTGCTGACCTGGTGCTGACTGCCTCGGGTGGTTCGGTGGGTCCGTTTCGCTATGTCGTCCTCTACAACGACACTGCCGCAGGAGACCCGCTCATTGGTTGGTTCGACTACGGATCGAGCATTACGCTGGCCTCTGGTGAGACGCTCACGGTGGACTTCGACCAGGCCAATGGTGTTTTGACGCTGACCTAATTCGAGCCAATTGGCCCAATGACGCCCCAATAGGAAACCCAACAATGTACCGCAACACCGCTGGCACTCTGAAAGTCTTCGCGTTCAACCGGACCAACAATGCTCCGGTGACTGGCGATGCTGCGCAGATCACTTGCCGTGTGTCGATCAATGGTGGGGCTCGGGTCACTCTGGCCGATACCAATCCGACGGAAACCGAGGATGGATACTACCTGTTTGACATCACCTCCGCCGAGACCAATGGCATCACTGCCGATTTCTACCCCGAGTCTGCAACAGCAAATGTCCAGGTGATTCCCGTAGAGCACAGTCGCTATCTCTCGCTCGAGCAACAGATCGCTGACAAGACCAACACGATCCAATCGGGCAAGGTCTCCTATGCTGGCCCAGTGACGGCCAAAGGCACCGTCGATCAGATCGTCATCGGCGATGATTACCTTACGGCCCATGGGACCGCATTCGTCTGGACGATCTCGGCAATCCCTGGCATGTCGCCTGGTGCGGTGACAGTCCACTTCGGTGGCAAGAACGGGACCAACACATTCGCCGTCACCGGAACCGCTGCGGACATCGGGTCGGGCAAGTGGTCGCTGACGTGCGAGATGCCCCGGGCCAACTCGGGACAGCTCGTCGCCGGCGAGTACCGATACTCGGTCGCTGTGCACAATGCTGCCGGCGTCGAACTGACTCGGGTCTATTACGACGATCCACTCGTGGCCGTTGAGAAATTCACCCCATGAACGTGACCTTCAAAGTCAGAGAAGCTTTCTTCGATCGTCCCAAGGTGATCGCGTCGCTGAAAAAAGCGAAGCGGAAAGCACTCTCCAAAGCCGGTGCTTTCGTGCGCAAGCGAGCTCGATCCTCGATGCGTCGCCGAAAAGGTGTCTCGTCGCCTGGCTCTCCACCATCGGCTCATTCAAATGGTCACTCGCTCAAGACGATCCTGTTCGCCTATCAGCCCCAAAGCGAATCGACGATCGTCGGCCCAGTGCAACTGAACCAAGTCAACTTCACGATCGAGTCGGTGACATCCACCGTGCCAGGCCTCCATGAGCGGGGCGAAACGGCGATCATCCGCGAGTACCGATACCAACCGATCGAAGGCGACACGGACCCAGTCCAATGGCGTCGTGTGGACGGTCGACGACGCTATGAGCAGCGGGACGGCTATCGATTCCAGACCCGACGTCGAACGGCACGATACCCCAAGCGTCCCTTTATGCGTCCTGCCCTCGAGGCCGAAGCTCCGAATTTCCCCGAGTTGTTCAAGAACTCGATCCAACCAGTAAGGTAACCCAAGGTAAACCATGGCAGGGAACATCAAGGCCGGTCAAGCTTACGTCGAGATCGCAACCAAGCAGGGCTCGTTCGATAAAGGCATGGCCCAAGTGCAAGCGGCCATGTCGCGACTCAAAGGGGTCGCCACAACGATGGGCACAGGAATCGCAAAAGGTTTCGCTGGTGCCCAGGGTGCGTTGTCCGGATTCTCCAGCAAGGTGCTTAATCTCCCGACGGCGATTGCTGGCTCGGTGGCTGTGACAGGCCTGGTCGCACTGGCTAAAGGATTCGCCGACGCTGGGTCCGCTGTCGACGACATGGCCCAGCGAACTGGCATGAGTGCCGAGGCTGTGTCTTCGCTGGGGTACGCTGCCAAGCTCTCCGGAACGGACATCGGAGTACTCGAAAAGGGTGTTCGCAAGATGCAAGTCGGAATCGCTGACGCAGCCGCCGGTGTGCCTGGTGCCGCTGACAAGTTCACCGCACTTGGTCTGAGTGTCTCCGATCTGCAGAAGATGTCCCCAGACGAGCAATTCATTGCGATCGCCGACAAGCTGTCATTGATCCAGGATCCGGCTTTGAAAAGCGCGGCCGCAGTTGAGTACTTTGGAAAAGCGGGGGCGGACCTGGTCCCCATGCTCTCTGGAGGGTCGGAAGAGATCCGCAGACTCCAAGCCGAGGCCAGCGAGCTCGGCCAGACGATGTCCGGCGAAGACGCAGCAGCCGCAGCCAAACTTGGCGATGTGTTCGATCGATTGCTCGGTGTGATCGGAGGCCTGCAAACTCGCATCGGGTCGGCACTGGCCCCGCTGCTGACCACCGTCGGCGAACAGATCATTTCGGTCGCATCGACCGTCTCGAATTGGATCGCCAACAATCAGGAGCTGATCATCACGATCGCCAAATGGACTGCGGTCGGAGCAGGATTGCTCGCTGGCCTGGTCGCTCTCGGTGGAGCTGCCGCGGTGCTGTCGGTGGCAATGATTGGGATTTCTGCAATCGGTGGAGCGATCGCCACAGTGTTCGGCGTCATCGCCGGTGTGATCACTGCCATGGTTTCTCCGATCGGCCTGGTTGTCGTGGGCATCACCGCCGCCGCTGGAGCGTTCCTTTACTTCTCGGGGGTCGGTGGTGAGCTGGTTGAATACCTCGGGGCCAAGTTCACCGAGCTGAAATCGATCGTCCTACCAGTCTTCGACGCGATCAAAACCGCCCTGATGTCTGGCCAATGGCAGGCCGCTGGACAAATCGCCATGACCGGCCTGCAATTGGTCTTCCGAGTCGCGACGCGAGATTTGTACGCCGGGTGGCTTTCGATGGTCACCCGCATTCAGAACGCATGGACGGACATGTCCTCGAGTGTCTCCCAGGGTGCTGTGTCATTTGTTGCGAATCTGATCAATGTCATGGCCGGAATCCCAACCGGAATCCAAAACGGATTTGCGACCGTGTTCACCTGGCTCCAAGGCACCTTTGATCGGACGGTCAATTTCATTTCCAAGAAACTGCTTTACGTGTACTCCATGTTCGACCGCTCGATCGACTATGAGAAGGCCGCAAAGCAGATGGACACGGACGCTGCAAAACGAGCCGACGCTCGGCAAAAGTCGCTCGATGCAGCCAACGCGAAACGCAACGAAGATCTTCAACGAGCCAACCAGGGCCGTCTTGGTATCGCCAACGAAATGAATCGTGGGATCCAAGCCGATGCTGATGCGACGAAGCAAGGCCGCGAAAACGCCAACGCCGAGCTGCTCACTGGGTTCGAT